AGGGCATCCAAGCGGTCCATTACTCGTTGCATGTCTTCCCTGACTTCGTCTTTCCGTGCGTACTTCTCTGCGATGCTTAACTGACACTGCACGATTTCTTCACGGGTTTTGTTGAGGAGGATTGATAGGCGGTGCAACTCCGTGTGCATCTGTACACCGAACCAGCCCACAATTGCTAAAAGTGCAGAGAGAACAATGTTCCAGAGCATCATATCCATGTGTTGACTTACCACTTTATTTTTCTTAAAATTGAAGGTACGGCAAAAACTTACAAGGATAGCTCGTGCCTTTAAATCCCACAAGTACTCTGCAAGAGCAGATACTTATCCACAAAAACTTACTACCGACAACTCTGTGCGACGAGATCATCGAAGAGTACCGCAACGACTCATTCATTTTTGGTGAGCATCCAACATCTGTTGAACAGCGGAACTTACACGAGTTAAACATCTCTAGCCCAGAGGTAATTAACCTAAAGAACAGCTACGCTAGAAAGCTAATAGACACCAAAATATATGAGTCTCTAGATCCTATCCGGGAATCTCACGGAGAAATTTCCGCTTATCAAGACACCGGCTATTCGTTAAGAAAAATGGAGAAAGGTCAGTTCTACACGGAACACACTGATCAAGGAGCTAGTATTCCTTGGCAGTTGACCTGTTCAATTATCTTATCCGATCAGTATACTGGCGGCGAGTTCTGTTTTTTTAACAGGGCTCTTTGCTATCAACTCGAGAAAGGAGACGCCATTTCCTTTCCCTCCAACTTTATGTACCCCCACGAGATATCTGAAGTAACATCTGGTGTTCGATACGTAATCGTTACTTGGTTTTATTAACTATGAAAATTGTTTACTACACTTGTAGCACAGGTCCTGAAGATGGCTTCGTACCAAGTATTAAAGAGCAACTTCCCGAAAACCTAGAGGCTTTTTATCTTCACGACGGTCATATTGATGTCGAGCAAGATAAGGGGTGGAGTTACATCAATCTTCAGGATGTATCTGGGTGCCCCGCTACGAGCTTTCCGCTACGTCAACGATTTGGAAAGATGCTACCGCATTTGTTTTTTCCTGACGCTGACTACACAATCTATCTAGATCAGAAGTACTACCTACACCGTAGTTTTTTTGAAACTCTTCTTAATCTAATCAAGGAGAATCCTTCAAAACACTTTTTAGTGCCTAAACATCCCGACAACAGAACTTTCTTTGAGGAGCTACTATTCCCTTTTACAACGGGGATGTTCTCTTATGAGTACACTCGAGAGGTAGCTAATCGATTTCATCAAGCTGGAGCAAACCCAGAAAACTTTATCTCGACTCTGGCTTGCTTATTGGTTAGAAAGAACAGCCCAGAAATCATTGAGGCTAACACCCGGTGGTACGATTTAACTAAAGGCTTGTACGGGGAAGGTCCGTTGCGCGATCAACTTACGCTTCCTTATTCTGGGGTGCCCCTCTCTTTAGTTGAAAACTATCTCGAGATACAACAAGAAACTGGAACCTTACTTTATTACCCCACAACTTCTCGTCACTGCGGACAACCAGACATTGATAAGAAGTCTGATTTACTAAATGAACTTAAAAGTTTATGGTGTCGGGTCAGCTAATGCTTCTTGTTCAGCAACCCAAGCCAAGTATGCATCGTGCGTTGTTTGCCATAAATCAACAGCCCACTGAAAATCATCTAAAGACGTTATACTTTCGTTGGCAGTAATGTTGCCTGTAGCAGGGTCTCGACGCTCAATATCTCCATAAGTATTGTACCATTGCACAGCATGGATAGTACTATCTAGCTGATTTGTGTCAATGTCATTATAGAAAACACCGTCTTTTCCTAGCGTTATTTGGTTATCTTCTTCGCGTATAATTATAAATCGCATCTTAAATCCTTATGTAAAATAGTACCAGCCGGTCGCAATAAACTTATCTTCTGTGTACACGGGGTTACCCCGATGAGTGTGCGTCCAAGACGCTGGAAAGAGCACAACGGAACCTTTTTTTGGTTGTATAGTTTCACCTTGCTCTATGAACTCAGTAGTTCCTTCTCCCGGTGGGGTGTCGTTTAGATAGATCATCCACACTAAGATTCGCGCCAAACTTCCATCACGCCCGCTTTGTTCACAGTGCCAATGATGAAAGCCACCTTTCGGTGGGGTTTTTTGAACTTTTACGCAATGACTATAAAATTGATGGTGTCCAATACTTGGATATTTATCCGTGTAAAGTGTTAGAGCCTGATCTAAAACGACGTTAACTTCACTAGCTAAATTAGGAGCAGATATTTCAAAATAAAAAGACGCATCTTTTCTACGTTGCAATCCACCATTTGCTTCTGCACCTAAGCAAGCGGATGAAGTTTCTTCTAGTTCTTTAAACCTCTCAATCAAACGATCACATAGCCCATCAGGAGCTAAATTTTCGTAAACAGAGATAAAGTTTCCATTGACCATACTTAGAACTTAATTGCGTACCTAACAGCGGTGTAAGGCTGTACTGTGCTAATACTACCTGATGTAACGTTACCAGATTTTGAAACCGTTCCAGATTTTGAAACTGCAATGTTATCAGTAACTGTGATGTTATCAGAGACTGCTTGGTTGTTCGTCAAGCTAGTCGCTAAGTTACCGGCTGTTACGGCGATATTGTCACTTACTGTAATGTTATCGGAAACAGCCAAATTGCCTGCACCGGGAGCACCAGTCATACTTCCGCTTAAATTATGGCTTCCGCTGTGGTTGTGCGCACCGCCACCACCTGTGTTTTGAATTTTGTTAGCCTGAAGATTGTTTGGTTCAGCCACCCCAGACCGATAATTTATGTTGTTGGATGAGGGGCTTACACTACCTTCGTTACCCGATGGATAAGCGTTTAACGTGTGGCGGTGAGACGGCATAGTACTCGTGCTAATTGTGGTATTACCAATACCTACGTTACCCGTTACTGATACAGCCAAATTACCTGCGCTTGGAGCACCGGACAATGCCGCACTACCAGACTTAGACGCAGTTCCTGTTTTTGTAGGGTTACCCGTAATACTAGCAGACACCGTTCCAGAAAGTGACGCGCTACCGGACTTAGCCGCAGTACCCGACTTATTAACCGCGATGTTATCAGTAACTGCAATGTTATCAGTTAAAGTCGGAGTTGCTGAAGCAGAACCGCCTGTTGCTCCCTCATTGTATGTACTTCCGTCACGACCAATCGGCACCTTGCCTGCAAGATCAGGAACATTAAATGTAGTAGAGCCATCTCCGGCACCGTATGTAGTGCTTACTACCGCAAACAGAGCCGCGTAAGTTGTACGACTTACCGCCGCACCATCACACAAGAGAAATCCTGCCGGCGTACTAGCGGCGGAAAAAGGAATAATCGTACCTACTGGAGTTCCCAGAGCGGCCGCACCTTTAATAGATTGATAAAACTGAGCCATAATGTTATACCTCTAAGAGTCTCCAGCCATATGTTGAATTTGAGTAAGCGAGAGTAAAACCTGAGTTGTCTGTCGCAACAGTCAAGTCGGCCGCAGTACCCATGATGTTTTCACTGTTACGGCCAATAGTGATGTTGTTGGTAGAAGCATCCCCCAAGTCAACAATCCGTACCGTGTCGCCAATTGAGGGAGACGCAGGCAGTGTTAGGGTGATTGCCGCTGTGTTGGAGTCCACAAAATAACCCCGGTTAGCCGCTCCGGTTGTGCTTGATGTAATGACCGACCACTGTAGTGTTGCATCTGCAAACGTCAGTGTTCCCGCTCCGTCTGTTTGCAAAAACTGGTTAGCCGATCCGTCTGACACATTAAGACGCGCAATATCGACCGAGTTGTCCGCGATTTTAGCGGCGGTAACTGCGTCATCTTTAATACCGTCAGTGTCAATCTGCGGCCCCTCACCAGTTGATCCATCATGTGAGTGTCCTGTGGATGCGTTGAACGCGGAGACAATCGCGTCAAACTCACCGTCGAGATCACTCGCGTTAATTACGTTACCATCAGCAATGTTATTGCCGGTATCGTTACGAACGTATCCAGTTCCCATATTATTTTACCTCCGGCCGTATTGACCGTATTGGATTACTATCGAGTCTAAAGAAAACGGCGGATCAGTCGAGACTGAACTAAAATTAAACGCCGCTACAAAGCCTGAACCTGTAAGCTGTTCATCGAACACAAACTTTAGGTTGCCCCCACCAAATGATTCGCTACCATAGGTTGAACTACCATAGATGGAAGCTGTTGTGGACGTATTGCTGATCGTTATGGTATCAGGCTGTACGACTCCCGTTTGGTTAAAGTCGAAGTCCACATCAATGTCACAAGCGAAACTCCCCTGTGGGTCAACGAAGAGTTTCATTTTGTAGATATTCTTGCGGGTTGTTGGGTCAGTGATGGGCAGATACGGGGTCTTGTACGTTGCTACGATGTTTTCACCATCGAAACTATTACCCGCCTCCATCTTGTACACGTACCCATCAACATTGGCAAAAAGCACTGTTTCAGCAGTACCTGTGTACTCACTGTGGGCGACCCGAGCGTTAATGCCTCGAGTCTCCGCCCACGCCATGTCTTGGCCGCCCTGCTGTGCAAACTGTGTGCCAATAATTCCACGGGCCGCATCGTTGGTAAAACTTGTGTTAAACCCGAAGATTCTGTACTGCGACTTTTCACGAATTACGATACTTGAGAACGACTGTGACTGTTGTACGATCTGAGTAACTTCTGTCTGAATTATCTTCGATACAACACCAAGCCCGAAGTCATTGTTACGCTCTGTGGCACTCAGGAGTCGTAAGCCGTCGGGACCCAAGAACATGAGGTCCCCGCCAATCTCTTGTACTGTGTCGGAACTGATTACTCCGAGGTCACGTGTAATGGGCTGTAACTGGAAGTCGGCAATGGTGTTACCAGCAATTAAGTGAATTGACTTCTCAGTAAAAACAAATAGTTGCTCACGAAAAGACGCAAGATCTAAGATCTCACTATCAAACTCTATTGTACCCGCACCAGAGGCCGCTGTAAAGTCTGCGTCGTCAAAAGGTGCTGAAAAAGAGAGGGTTGTGTCATTAGCAAAGAACAAATGGTTCTTGTGGTCTACAACGTGGGTTGCCCCGTCTTGATCTGACGTCGCTGTCGTGATCTGACTGAAGACGCTTCCGGTAAACTTGTAGGGCTTGTCATTGCTGTCTACGATGATTAAAACTTCATCGCTACCGTAGTGGTGTTTTGCAAAGCGTACCCGGCCAGAGCCTGAGATATTGATACCAGAAGAACTGAAGGTTGCGTTGTCGGTAATCTCAGTCCATCCGGTACCTGTAGACTGAAATAGTCCGTCGCCTACTGCGGCGATTGCTTGGCCCTTATAGTAGAAAACACCGCGTACTGTCGCGGCACTCCCAGTAACTTGGGCATCGTCCCACTTTTCAAACCCCTCAATACGACGATAGCCACCCTCAACGGACGGCTCAAAGTTACGTAACACAGAAGCAGACCCCGGCATCTGAGTTCCCTGCTGGAGAGGGGTCATGTTTGTCATGAGCCCGCCTGCAAATTGAACGGGGAATGTCTGCCAACGATCTGGCATTAGAACGCCCTAAAGTAAGCGTTTTCGTTCACGAGGAGCGTACGCATTTGTTTGATGCCGTTTTCAAATTTGCTCTGAGATATGTTTGCCATCTCGATGTTGTCACGGAACATGTATGCATAGTACATCGCACCGTCTACGACGACGTGTCGAAATTGATCTGGAATCGTCGGTATGTCTGTAGACAGTTCAAGGTCTACCGGTTCCATATAGTACTCATACTCAATCTCAAACGCCGCGTTGGGCTGAGGGACGATAACAAATTCTTGATCGGGGGTACGCACAACATTACGTGGTATACCGCCCTTTGTAGAGTCCGTTTCGTATTCTTGGTCAATGTAGACGTCAAGATACTCTGCGTACGTTAACTGATTTAGCTTCTTGCCTTGACCGACATTAAGGTCTGCATCTCTTTTAACGCGGAAAGAACCAAAGTCGACGTACTTTGCGTTGTCAG